GTTCCAAAGCGGGACGAGGCCGCGAATGAGATCTGCGCCGGGCATGGTGCCGACGACGCCGCCGAGTACCTTGATTTGGCTTGATACACCGTTACTTGGCTAGATTCTCCTACGTACAGGGCATTCTGCTGGCGACGGGGCAGGTCGAACGAGCGAATTAGAGCGGAGAGGGTACAGACAGCCCGGCCTGGCATTGCGAGCATGGCACTGGAAAGGGTCATTTCTTTTCAAGCGCCAGAGCCCCACGAGCGGCGGCGATGATGGTTTTCCGGCCCCGCTCGGTAGGACGGCCAGACGCCTCAAATGGCCAGGTTGGACGGGCCGGGATGTGGGCCTCGGTTGAGCCGAGCTGATGGATGCCGGCCAGGCTGTGGCTCCCTGCTTTGCGATCGCTTCCCACGACCACGGCGCGGGCAGTGGCGGTGATCACACGCGGGCTCTGAGCCAGCGCTCCGGAGCTGATGAGGGGCTTGGTGCCGTAGCCCTTCCTCTGCTTGGCCTTGATCGTGGCAGGCTTCAGCGCGGGCCAGGTGGCGGGTCTCAGGCTGGCCTGGGTGAATGCTCTCTGAGCCAGGCTGACGACAGCCAGCCCCATGGCCCGATGTGCCTTGACCGGGTTTTGACAGGTCCTCAACTTGGCCGCGAGACTCGGCCCCAAGGTGTCCGTTGTCTTGGTGACGGTGATTTTCACGAGTCGTCATCCTCCGGCCAGTCGATGAGCAGCTCGCGGCCATCGGGCAGCGTTGCCACGATTTTCCCCGTCGTGCGGTCGATGGCGGGCGTGTCTCCCACCGCGACCACCACGTGGCCTGCGGTGTCCAGATCCAGGCTGTTCAGCTTGGCGAGCATGCCATCCACCCGAGCGCGCTCTTTCTTGCTCAGCTTCGCCGCATCCAGTTTCCCCGCCAGTGGGGTGCCATCGGCCTTCGAGGCAGATCCAGCGGGGGCAGGCTGAGGAGCTGGCGCTGGCACGGGTGCTGGCACGGGTGCCGGTGCCGGTGCTGGGGCTGGGGCCGGTGCCGGTGCCGGTGCTGGCTGAGGAGAAGGCAGCGGGGCGGGTGCTGGCTTGGGCTTTGGTTTGCCTGCAGGGGGTGCCTTCGCGGACTCGCCATTCAGCCAGCCCCAGACCGTCCGGCCATCGTCCAGCTTGGCGGTCTTCATGCCCTGCTCAAATTCTCCCCAGGTCGTGGGATCATACCGACCCTTCAGTGAGCTGATGGGCAGGGTCAGAGCGTCGGGGTCAAAGACAAAGCCGTCTGTCTTGCCTTTCTGGCGGTCGCTCTTGATGTCGAGCTGCTGCCCGCCCTTGTTGTAGATCCGGCCTTGCTCGGCCAGCTTGAGTCCGGCATCGCTCAATACCCGCTGTTGCTCCGGTGGCAGTTTGGCATCTTCGGCGCGCATTTCATCGACCTCATCAGGCAGGATCGGGACCTTGCGGCAGCGGCATCCCCATTGCCAGGGCGGCGAGTGATCATGCCAGAAAGGTGCGGCCGCCGGCGCGACCTTGAGATTGAGGGCCGCATGTCCGGGCCTCACTTTTTCATCGTCCAGCGTCAAATACTGCCAGAAGGGAAACACGTCCTCTTGCTCCCTCATGACGCGGTGCTGTGCCACTTGGTAGGCCTGGAAGCCGTGCGTCCGCAGCAGCAGCTCAGCCCGTGCATTGGCGGCTTTCTTCGCGTCGTCATCCGAGGACAGCCATGGGCCGAGCTTCGCGACCAGCGCCTTTTTCGTGGCCTCCCAGGATTCACCTGCAGGCAGTCTGGCAATGATGTCTCGCACCTCTGCCGCAACGTTGGCATCTTCGATGCCGGTGATCAGAAACGTCCGCGCCCGCAGCTCCGGTACCATGGCATCAAACACCTGCCTGCTGACCACGGGCTTGTCCTTGATCCATGCCGACGCCTCAGCGTGAGGCGTGGGCTCCAGGAGGAAGTTTTTGGGCGGATCATCGGGCATCGTCATATCCTCCGCTTCTGTCGCCTCGGCGCATTCACTGGAATCGCTCAGTCGCCCGCCACGGGTCCCTCTGCTTCTCGGAACGTCGCTGTGCGAGTGGCTGTCCAGAAACGGTCCCCATCGGCATCAATCCGGGTGCGCTGGAAATGCTCAACCAGCGAAGCCAGGTCGATCATCAGCAGCCTCGGCGTTGGCATCAGGCCCTCCACAAAGCCACCCTTCACCAGCTTGTAGAGGATGCGATACGAGCAGGGCAGGCCCATTTGCAGGCACAGCTCACGAGTCATGCGGACCATCGGCGACCAGTCAAAGGGAACCAGTGCATACAGACCGGAAGGCTGTTTCACCATCTTGCAGATCACATATTTCGGCGGTGCCTGCATCAGGTGCTTCGGCATTTCGGCGATGCGGCCCGGCATGAACTCCACTTTTACCGACTGAGTCGTATTTTTTCCTTGCTTGGATATTTCGAGGGCGGTGCTCATGCTGCTTCAAATGTCTTATCAGGCTTGTTTCAGATCCCAAAAATCAGGCACCTCGTCGGGGATCTCGATCATCCAGGAGCCGTCCCGCTTCAGCCGGCTGGCAATGCGGCCATCAAGGTGCTTCTCGATCTCGCCGCGATAGAGGTTGGCATCCAGGAGGGTCCAGCGGTTGGAGCGGAGCTGCAGCAGTTCGGTGATTCGGCTGCGCATCACAGAGCCGGCTCCTTTGTCCATCGACGCCCCAGAGCCGATGTCTTCAATGTAAATGAGATCGTATCTGGCGTAGTCGCGTGCCGCCCTGAAGTCGTCCAGATCCACAGCCGGTACAAGGTGCGCCACCTGGGGGCCGCGAGAGCCCGTGGTGGTCGGGACCTTCCACAGGCCGCGTGCTGTGGCGCTTTGCAGGCAGGCCAGGGCTTGTTTCATCACATGCGTTTTCCCCACGCCGGAAGGACCCAGCAGGCTCAGCCAGCGCTTGGGCAATTCGCGCTGAATCACGGCACTGCAAAAGGCCTGCACTGCAGGCAGCACGGGAGCCAGGCCTGGGTGATACACCTCAAACCGCCAGGGCCAGCTCGTGACGTGCTGGTGAAGCTCAGGAGTAGCGGCCGGGGCGGTTCGCTGCATCACTGCGGCCAGAGGTTGGGGAGCGTTTTTCATGGGTGGGAGAGGTCAGGGCGAGTTGAAGGTCCTCTTCAAATTTATCGGGCTGGCCGATTAGATTGGAAAATCTGAGCGAGCCGATGTTGCGATCGCCGGTTTTGATTTTGGCCTGCAGGTAGGTGATCACCCGCGCCAGGTCGTCGGCGGTCCACTGCCAGTTGCTGAACTGGCACCAAGCGCGCCAGTCGTTTTCGCGCTGCATGTTCAGCGTGATCTCAAAGCCCGATCTGGCCACATAGGTGGCATGCAGGTCCTTGACCAGTTGCATGGCGTTTTTGGGGATCATCGACGGCGTTTGGAATGAAAGTGGCGATACCATGGGGCGTTCGCGTTGCGGCGCTCCCAGGCGGTTTGTTTTAAAAGTGGCAATGCCAACAGTGCCTTGCCCGCGTCGTCGAAGGCATTGCCCACCCTCAACATCTCCAAATTCAGATCGGAGAGAGCCTCCTCGGCCAAGCCATTAGGGGTAAAATCAAAGCGCACATCCAACGAGTCGAAGTCCAGGCCAGCCCGTTGGAATGCGGCATAGATTCTTGGTATCACTTCGCTGAGTATTTCCGGAGGCAAGCTGTGGCGGATTGTGATCATGCGCTGTAGTCGAGGGCCAAAGGCGCATCAGCGCCAAGAGCGGGGTTGATCTGGGTGTTGAGTCCCGCATCGTAGCCGGCAAACAATGTGCTGATGACGTGGCGGGGTTTATCGAGAGCTTTGCAGGTCGTCGTTTCTCCAAATTCGCCCTCAAGATGTTGAGAGCGGGCCTCTTTGGCATTTTGGAGCACAATGGCAAAACCGTTGATCTCGGAGAGCTGCTGTTCTCGCTGCTTCTTGAGCTGCACCCATAATCCGCTGAAAAAGGCGGTGATGAAGCTGGCTCGCTTGTTTTTGCTCATCCTGCGCCGCCGGTGCTTTTCCTTCTTTGTGAAGGTCGACAACTCGGCGCGGCAGCGTTGCACAACGAAGCTCGTCACGTAGTCCGCAATCTGCACATCAGTTTCAGTGCCGACAAAAGCGACTTTTCCGAGGCCAGTCATGATGCAGGTGGTGACATTGAAAAATTCACGCACGAGGGCCAATGCCTCGCGCCATTCACGCGACAGGCGCCGGCCGCCACAGGTGAAGTACCTCGTCACAAACTTGCTGACTTCATCGTCATCGGCCAGCTCGCTGGCATCGACTTGGTGGCGGGCCGCCAGCTCCATGGCCTTTGCCAAAGCCGCGTCTGCCTCGGCAGCATTCGGGGACTTTGCCAGACGTAGCAGTTTGCGGATTTTCTCTGTAATGGAATCGCTCATGCCGCCATCAGCCTCCGGTTAAATCTCAGCGACGTAATGGCCGCTTTTTCGATCTGTTCGACCCGCTGACGGGTCAAGCCCATTTCAGCCGCGACGATCTTGGAGGGTTTCTCCTCGTAATAACGGGCGATGATCACCTCGCGCTCTGAGGGCCTCAGTTTGGTGATGGCGGCATGCAGCAGCTTGGACATGTCCTCATCCAGGAGCATGGCCTCTGGCTCTGGCGCGGGAATGATCTCCTCAAGGGTGCGCCCGCCCTCCATGTTCGACACTGACAGGCTGCAGCATGCGACACGCTCGGTGAACCGCGTCTTGATCAGCTTTGTCTCAGGCACCCTGATCGTGTCCCTGGCCATCGCCGTCCACCGCCGCATGCGTCGCTTGATGCTGAACCAAAGATAACTGGTGAAGCCGGCGCGTGATTCATCGTGCTCGTTGATGGCGGCATCGAGGGCGATCAGCCCTTCTTGATGGAGGTCCTCAAGCGCGACGGTCGGATTCAGTCGATGCCATTGCAGGGCCATCGACCAGATCATGTTGTCGTACTCTTTGAGCCGGGTGTTAAATTCGGTGCTCATGCCAGCGTCATTTCGGTTTGGTGCTCCAGCTTCGATTGCCGGTCGTTATGCGCCGCCTCAGCCTCGGCCAGCGTCAGGGCGCGATAGCGGCCCTCGTGGCCCTGGGTGTCGATGCACTCGGCAAAGCCGAGTTGCACGAGATCCGTCATGCGCGGTCGCACGGTGAGGAGGTCGATGCCGCATTCCCCTGCCAGCTCACGAGTCGTGCATGGTCCGTGATCAAGCAGGGCCTCGTAAACCGAGAGACGCAAGCTGACGAGCTGGCGTTTCAGGTCATTGAAGGCCATCAGCGAATGAGGATTCACGCTCACAGCAGTACCTCCCGCAGATCCGCTTTTTCCACCATCACAAGATCCTTGCGGCCATCGAGCCAGGCCAGCACCATGCTGCCGCCGAGATCCCGCGCCAGCGTGAGGGGCTCGTCTTTGACCAGGCGCACACGCCCGGCCTGATCACCAAAGGCGATGTCATCTTTTTCGAGGGCTTCAGGATTGATCTTGGGCAAGGTCTCCCGATCGCGTGAGCGTGGGGCAAAGAGGTATTTGGTTTCGTCCATAGGTGTGGGTGGGTGGTGTGTCTCAGAGGCTTTTCTTGGCGTTCCTTTGGGCCTTCAGTCGCTTCCAGCGGTTGGCCTCGTGTCCTTTGCCGTCGCGTTTATTGGCGTTGTTGTTGATCGAATAGAAGACTGTCCAGACCTCCTTGGTGGCGAGCTGGTCGAGCGGGCGCTTGTAGATCCGGAAGGCGATGCGCTCGGCGTAGCCTTCGGGGTAGCTGCGTTTTCCGCACAGCTCGCGGATTTTGAAGAGCGCGATGTCTGTCGCGGTGGCCTTGGCTTTGACCATGACCCGGCTCGCCTCTTCAGCGCGGCCCATCTCGCGGAGGAAAGCGGCCTGGATCTTCAGGCGGTCGCCGATGCAGGCGTCGGAGATCCGTTTGCCACAGGCCGCCACAGCGATGCGGCCGCGATAGTCCTTCAGCTTTTCGCCGGCGAGCAGCCCGCGTGCATCGAGCATCTTGAACGCCCGAGCCGCCAGATCACTCAGCCTCCACTTGGCCGTTTTATCCAGCGGCTTCGATGTGCCGGGGCCGCTGTCGTCGCTACTGTAACCGTTTACAGTATTGTCGTTGCCATCGCCATGCCAGTACGCCTGGTCAATGACCTGGCTGAGCATCAGCTCGCCCTGGGGCGCGGCATGCACGACCACGACCGCGCCGCCGGCGCTGTCAGGATCGAAGGGAATGGGGGCTCGGCGAGTCATGGTTGTTCCTCAATTTTTTTCCGGCCTTTTTTGGCAGGAATGATTTTTATTGACCCCCGCAACACACGCATTTCAGCGCGCACGGGTTCGTCGCTCAGTTCGATCTGATCCGGTCTGAACAACAGCGAGCGTCTGATTTCTTGCGATTTTTGAAGCATCTCCACGAACGCGAGCGCCTTGCGTGCATCGGGAACAAGGTAATCCGTATGACCAATGGTGAGGATGGCTTTCATGTTGTTGCGGGCGGGGAGTTGGCGGCTTTCCGTGTTGCCCAAAAACATGCCGTGCTGCTGGACGTGACGCCCTTCAGCTCGATGTCATCCTCAGAGCATTCAAAGGCCTTGGCTGCCGCACGCTTGGCCGCCGGCTTCTCGCCGGCAGTGCAGCTTGCGTTCACCTGTTTTGAGTTGCCGATCTTTGCGCCAGCAAGGTACGTGCCGCCGTATTGACGCACGCGGACAAGGGCAGTGGGTGGAGGGGATTCGCTCATGGTTTTGATGCGTTAGAGTTTGAAGCCCAGTTTTTTCGCGGCCTCGGAGATGATCTCCATGGTTTCGAGTTTCTGAACGGCCATCCCGCCGATGATCAGGGCCTCACCCACGCCTTTGAGATCCAGACCAGGCACGGGCCGAAACTTGAGATTGTATTTCGGGTGATGGTATTCCGGCTCGCCGACGCGGGGCTCAGGATCGGTGAGGACAAACCCCATGCCCGTGATGATCTTATGCAGCTCGTCAGTCATGCCGGCCTCCGGGTCTGAGGGTTGACGCGCGACGTGCGCAGAGTGTTGCGGCTGATGAGCTTGCCGGGAGTGTGCAAAAGAATCATGGTATTAGATGGTGTGTGGTTCTGCGCGTTGATTACTTTTTTGCGACCTGCTCGTTGCACCACTTGATGGCGCTCTCGTTCGACGAGAAGAACAGATGAGAGGCGGAAGGCATGAGCAGTTGCCCAGCCGTCTTACTACCGACGCGCTGCTCAAGAAGCTTACCACCAGGCGTGAGCGTCACGGCCCAGCCCGCGAGGCAATGCGTCGTTCCGCAGGAGTTTGAGCCGTGCCACGAGTCCATATCAAGCAGCTTAGGTTCAGCGAGGACCGCCTCAGCTACTCGGACAGGAAGCATCAAATCAACTTCGGGGATACCCTCGGCACCGCTGAGGTTGGCACCTCTGATGTCGGCATTGCGGAGGTCGGCACCGCTGAGGTCGGCACCGCTGAGGTTGGCACCTCTGAGGTCGGCACTGCTGAGGTCGGCACTGAAGATGTCGGCACCGCTGATGTCGGCACCGCTGAGGTCGGCACTGAAGATGTCGGCACCGCTGAGGTTGGCACCGCTGAGGTTGGCACCGCTGAGGTTGGCACGGAGGAGGTCGGCACCGCTGATGTCGGCACCGCTGAGGTTGGCACCGCTGAGGTTGGCACCGCTGAGGTTGGCATTGCGGAGGTTGGCACCGCTGAGGTTGGCACGGAGGAGGTCGGCACCGCTGAGGTTGGCACTGCTGAGGTCGGCACTGAAGATGTCGGCACCGCTGATGTCGGCACCGCTGAGGTCGGCACTGAAGATGTCGGCACCGCTGAGGTTGGCACCGCTGAGGTTGGCACCGCTGAGGTTGGCACGGAGGAGGTCGGCACCGCTGAGGTTGGCACCGCTGAGGTTGGCACCGCTGAGGTTGGCACCGCTGAGGTAGGCACCGCTGACCGCAAGGCCAAGCTTTTCCTCACCGGTTACGCCCTCTGGCGGATTGATGTCTGCGGTATAGAGGACGGCTCGCGTCCAACGGTTAAGTATGTCGAATTTCATTACTGTTGTTTGGTGTGTTGTCGTTGCGTTGATCTCGCCCTATTGAGCGAGTGATTTAGTTGCGTGCATGCACTGGCAGCAGCGGCGCCCAGGTCGGAGAGAGAGACCAGGCTCGCCAGCACGCGGCGGCCCGGCTCGGTCAGGGAGATGATCACGACGCGACGGTCGGGCTCTGCTGCCCGCTGGATGCCGATCAGGTTCATGGCAGCGAGGCGGGCGGTCAGGCCGGTGACAGCCGCGCTGCTGATGCGCAGCCGTTTGACCAGGGCGGCGCAGGATTGAGGTCCCGACTTGGCGAGCACGGCCAGAAGAAACGCCGCACTGGCGGAAAGGCGCAGACGTGTCAGCGTTTCGAGCGCGGCGGAGATGATCGCAAAGCTGATGCTGGCGGTGTCGAGTTCGGCGGTGGTCGATGTGGCAGCGAGTGCCAGGTCGGGGAAGTCCGACAGGCGCGGCTGTTCCGGCCGCGCCGGCTGCAGGCGCCTCAGCAGAGGTTGCCGCGTCGGCGGATGAGGCAGCAAGCCTCTGGACGGGGGGAGGTGAGGAAAAGCGCTCATGGTAGGATCTGGGGTGATGTGGTTTCCCGGCCGATGGAATCAGGCAGCACGCATGCGCTGCAGCAGCGGGGCCAGTTCATGATTGAGCTGAGAGCTGTTGCGCTCCGCCTCGCGATGGCGGATCTCGGCCTCTTCCAGCGTGATGCGGGCCTCGGTGAGGTCTCGGCTGGCATCCAGGAGCAATTCATTGGCGTCACTGGCCTGTTTGATCAGCAGGCGTGCTTTCTCGCCTTCCTCGTGACTGAGCGGCCGGGGAGTGCTGCCGATGGTCATAACGATGGGAGCAGGCGCGGTCTTGGCTTTGCGTGGTTTTTTAGCAGATGTGGTCATGGTGTGGATGGAGGGTGGAGAGTGGGATTACAGGCTGTGCTGGGTGGCGCGGCGGGCCTTCAGCTCGGCCTTGATGTGCTTGTCGATGTCCTCGTTGGTGAGGTGGTCGGTCTTGGCTTTGCGGGCGGCGAGCTGAGCGCGCACGATGACCTCGCGAACAAAGGCAAAGTTGCCGTTGCCAGTGGCAGACTTGGCGAGGGATTCAGCGGCTTTCTTGGTATCGCCATTGAGCCCTGGCAGGCGGCGGCCGAGAATGATCTCCACATCGGCCTGCTGAATGCTGCCCAGATTGACGCGGGCAATGAGGCGGTTGCCGGTGAGCTGGCCGACATCGTCCCAGTTCTCGCGTTCGAGGTCGCGGAAAAGGCGGGGATGCGTGAGCAGAACGACCTTCATGGTGGTTTGGCTCAGCAGCGTCTTGAGTGTGCGCAGGCAGCGGACGCCCACATCATGCACCTCGTCGATGATGAACACGACGGCGCGCTCGTTGGCCGCGTCGATCAGCTTGTCCATGCGGGCGGCCTGGCTGCGGCTGTTGTCCGGCATGCCGAGGGCGCGAAGCATGGCGCTGATCATGGCATTGGGTCGGTCGCCCCAGGCCGCGCTGGCCTCGATCGTGTGAATGCTGGCCACGGGGTTGAGGTCCAGCATCTTCTTGGTGATGATCTTGCCGGCACTGGTCTTGCCCATCCCGGTGTTGCCTTCCACAATCACCAGCTTGGCCAGGGTGCGGGACATCTTGAGCCGGGTGAACTGGCCGCGCACGGCCTTCGTGGTGCTGAGGTCCTCAAACAGGGGATCGGCCTCGCCATCTTCACTGCCGGGGGCGATCACGGCCGCCACGGCCTTGTAGGCGGGCAGCCAGGTCTCAGCATCGGCGATCTTGCCGGCGCATGCGGCCCTCAGGATGTCTCTGCCGCCGAGCGCGGCATGCTGCTTGTGCAGATCGGCGGCGGTGAGGTCGTTTGCGTCGGCCCATTCGGTGATGTCGAGGGCGAGGGTGCGCAGCTCACTGGCTGCAGGTGTCAGGGTGTTGGTGCTCATTTGGGTGTGTTCGGTTTGGGCGCATGCCCGGTTGGAAATCAGGCGGCCTTGGCGGCTCGTTTGGCGGCCCAGTGGGCTCCTTTGCCGGGATGGATGGGGCGGGGCGCATTCTCGGCGGCACGCACAGCGGCAAAGGCTTCCATCGTGGCCTTGCTCACACGCACCTCGGGCTCGCTGTAGTCAGCGCGTTGATGCACCCAGGTGAAATGCCAGCGTGCCTCTTCGATCTCGCGCATCGCATCATAGAGCAGGGCGTCGCGCTCCTGGCCGGTGGCAAACTGGGCATGGTGCTCAAGCACAGTGGCACGATTGCCATGCTGATGGCCCAGCAGGGTGTGGTTTTCTACCAGCGGGTGGTGGAGTGGAAGGATGGTGCTCATGGTGGAAATCAGTTGCGGCTCAGTGGGCGCGAAGAGCGGCGAGCTCGTCTTCTTCGTTGAAGTCCTCGCCGCCGGTGCTGACGAGGACTTGGCGGCGTGTGGCGCTGCGATAGCGTGGCGTCGTGTCGCTCAGATGCAGGCCAGCGCGGCGGCCGCGTGGCTTGGCGGGTGCATCGTCCTCGCTCGGTGGCGGCGGCGTGCCGGTGCTGGCGCCAGTCTGCACGGCGAGCGTGTTGCCATGCTGATCCTGTGCATGGCTGACACGGCGGCCGCTGAAATGCGTACCTGCCACCAACGAGCGGAACTCGCGGCGCACCTGGCCGGCGGCTTTGACCTGGCCGGTGCTGTAGCTGCTCGCGTACAGATCCTCCTGCAGCGCATCTTCCATCCAATCCGCCACGCCGATGCGCTCACCGAATCCAAAGCCTTCGCGATTGCGCGCTGAGGTGTCGCCATTGAACACCGTGCATCCCTGCCAGGCCTCGCCGGGGTGGAAGGCAATCAGCACCTGATGGTCTTTATCAAGCTGGACGTTGCAGCGTGAGGAGCCGTTGACGCGGAACCGGAACGACTGCGCATAATGCGGGATGTTGACCTCGATCAGCCCGCCCTTCTTGATGGTGGCCTGCATCTTCACTGGCAGGAAGCGCCAGCGATCCTCGGCCAGGCATGGGCGCTTGACGCACTCGGCCCAGAGCTGGGCTGGTACGCGCAGTTCGTTGTTGAAGTTGTGCCGCTTCTTGGGGCGGGTGTTGAAAAGGTGCATCGCACGCTGCACGGCATCGGCGCTTTGGCTGATGTTCCAAAACTTCATGAGGCTGGCGTCATCACGACTGCTGCGGAGCATCTCGCGGGTGGCACCCTCAAACTCGGAGCGCGTTCGGCCAATGCTCAGCGTCTGGCCGTTGAACCCATGATCCATGATGGACTGCAGGAGATTGAATGAGCCCTCCACGTTGGCCTTGCCGGTGGAGGTGTGCTTGTCGCGAATGTGGATGATCGCATCCAGGCCGCCCCAGCGGATGTCTTTGCCATCGGCATCCTCGCCGATCTTGCAGCCCCAGATAAAGGCATTGTCCCAGCGGCCGCGCTCGATGCGCCAGATCAGCGGGAGGCCGTGTTGGTCAACGATGTCGGCAAAGTGTGAGGCGATGTCCTCGGCGCGGTAGGAGTCGCGATCGCGGCCAATGTGAGAGCAGCCCAGCCAATGCAGCGAGTAGGCGTCAATGGTGAAGAGCGCCTGGCGTCCGAGGATCTCGCGGCCCTCCTTGGAATCGTAGAAACGGAACGGGTCATTGAGGGACATGTCGTCGCTCTCCCAGATCGCGCCGGCATACCAGGGGATCAGTTCGCCCTCGGCGGTGCGGATCATGTTGCCGCGGCGCTCGGTGCCGCGCTCGTTGGTGACGTGCTTCTTGCCGCGCAGTTCGGCCTCTTCGGCGGCGGTGACCCGGCAGGCGCGCTGTACGCTGAGGGGCCAGACGACCTGCCGCTTGGCTTTTACGGCGTCCTGCCAGTGCTTCAGCATCGCGCCCGCTGTCTCAGGGCTCAGGCGTGAGCCGGTGTCGCGATCGCTGGCGATGCACTCGCGCAGTGCGGTGAAGTAGGGCTCTTCGTTGCCGGTGCGGGCCTCGGCGATAGCGGCCTCAACAGCCAGGGGGATGCTGCCCTTGACCAGGCGCCAGAAGCGCAGCCGGCGGGTCTCCTCCTGGCTCAGTTCAAACTTGGCTTTGCGTCCGGCCTGCCTCTTCTCTTTCGGGGCCGATGGAATCAGCGCCTTCGCGGCCTCCGCTTTCCAGCGGTAGTAATTCACAAACTTGCACCCCAGCTCCAGGCATGCCGCCCGCACAGGCGCGCCACCCGCGACCAGGGCGTCGATTTGAGCGACGATCAAAGCGCGATCAGCAGCGGAGGTCTTGGAGCCTTGGCGGATGGAGGTCATGGCGGGAGAGAAAAGGGTATGCGAGGAAATCAGGCGGCGGCTTTTTGGCGGGGAGGCTTGCCGGGGAATGAGACATGCACAGCGACGCGCATCCCCAGGGCGGTGCTCCATTCGGGGCTCTCGATGTACTCGGTCTGCTGGCGCTCCATGCCGGGCTTGTGGACTGGCACGACGTAGGCGTCATCGCCCTGAATCAGGATGGAGTAATTGACCTTGAAGCTGGTCTGTTTGTCATGAGCCAGGATGCTCATGGAGTCGCAGGGACCGGCGAACAGATAAACTGAGCTGATGGGTTCGGCGGACATAATCAGATGCGGTGCTGAGTCGAAGAGGTGCGGCCTTTGCGATGCCAGTTCTTGGCGCGGGGTGTGTTCCCGCTGTTCCAGTGGCGATGCTCATCCCAGGCGCTGCAGAGAATGCAGGCCAGCACGGCGGATGTTGGCAGCGTGGCGATGGCCAGGGCGATGTAATGAGGGATGGAGAACATGGGAGTGAGCCGGGGCTAGAATGATCCTGTGGCGGCGTTGCTGTGCTTCGTGTCGTAACCGGGGGCTTTGGCGGCGGCGTTCTGGCGGCTGAGGTATTCGCGCAGATCCTTCACCATCTCCTGGCGGTCATTGGGGTGGGCGTTTGCGAATGCTTGATCAAGGGTTCCCTTGATGGCGCTGATCCGGTCTTTCGAGGTCGATGACATGACGTGGTTTGACGTGGTAAAAGGGTCAGGAAAGAATGGCGCTCATGCTGTCATCAGCGGCGGCCAGGGCCTCGCTGAGGGCCAGACGGAAAGCGGGCGTGAAGTCCGTCTTGAAGCGGGTGGTCATCAGGCGCAGGGCCTTGGCGCGATGGTCTTCGTCCCACTTCTCAAACTCCTTGCCGAGCCGCGTCATGGTGCCGAGGGGCTTGTCCAAAGATGCCCATCCGCTTTCGTTGCGAGGCTTGTCCTTGGTGGCCTTGCCGCCGCCGATGCCTGCCAGCACCGCACCCAGGCCCGCGCCTGCCCAGATGCTCATTTCATACTTGGCCTTGGCGTCGGCGGCTTCGATGGCCTCGGCGCTGCCAGCCTTCGCGCCCGGTGCATGGAAGGCCTTGAAAAGGGTAACGGCCTGGCTGACGATGTCGGAGGAGACGCCCAGATGCTGAGCCAGCTCTGTGGCGTTAAGGATACCACCAGCGTCTTTCTTCGGGCGTCCTGCAGTATGTCCCGCCACCTCGGGATGACACAGCACGCCAAGGTAAGCACGCTGGCCCTTGCTCCAATGGCGACGGCCAATGACGCTGACCTCCATCAGCTTGCGGCCAACTTCCTCGGTGACGTGGATGACAGGCACGGTATCCTTGCCGCGTGACAGCGCCCACTCCATGCGATGCCGGCCGTCCCAAACCTTGCCAGATTTTCCATCTGCGGAAAGGGTCACTTTGAGCGGGTCGATGATGCCGACATCGTCCATGCTCTGCTGTGATCCTTTGCGCTCGGCGTCCAGCTCGGCCATGACTGCCGCAGCTTTGGGTTTGCCCTTGAAGCTCTCCACCACCGCGCCCATCATCGGCACAGCGGCAAGCTCAGGAGCGAGCGTCAGGGCGCGAGGATCAACATTCACGATGGATGCATCAGAGGTGGGGGAGGCAACGGGAGAGGTCACGGGCTTGGCTTTGGATTTGGCGTCCTTAGAGGTTTTGGCTGGCTTGGATTTGGTGAATGACTTCATGGTGGTGGAAAGGGTTCTTATTGAGCGAGACGCACGGCGGCGGTAAGGAGTTGAGCCATGCGGGCAATGGCCGCGCGGCAGTGGCGGGCGGCCTCCAGGGCGCGACTGGCAAAGCCTGGGACGGGCGCATAAGTCCGGGCAATGCTTGCGTATGAGCGGGCCTCGGCGGCCCAATACAAAAGCTCAGTGGTAAGGTGGGAGGTGAACATGAGGAGTGTCGTTTATTCCGACTGAGTCGGAATTTCGGGATCGGCGAAGAGGTTGCGGAAATGAAGCTGCAAGCCTTCGGCATCGCGGATGGCTTGAGCCAGGGCGGCCGCCTGCTGACTGGTGGCCTTGTCATTGCTGCGCGTAACAAGGGAGATGCCTTCAAAGACATCGGCGCGGTCTACTGGACGCAGGGACTCGGCGCCGCGCACTGCGGCTGCGAGCATGGGACGAAGGGCAAGACGGACGGGCTTGCTCATGCTGCTGCCTCCTCATTGGAAAGGGTCTTCATGATCCGCTTCTTCAGATCATGGCGAAGCGTCGGATGATTGATCGCTGTGCTGACATTCACACGCGACTGGCCAAGTTGGGCTGCAAGCTTTGTGACATCGAGCCCAGTTTCTAGGAGTCGGGTCTTCACCCAGACTCGGAAATCAGGTTGCGCGTGCTTGGCTTGTGACTTAACAGGTATCATTGTCAGTTGTTACCTATGTAACAGAACGGGCAATCTACGCAAGCTCAAAATGCATCATTTGTGACGTTTTCGAAAAAACTCTACGCGCTGCGCCAGAAAATGGGCCTCACCCAGAAGGAAATGGGGGAGAGGTTGGGAGTGTCACGGAATCTTGTTACCATGATGGAGTCAGGGGACCGTCCCGCGTCACAGCCGGTGCAATTGCTCTTCGATGCCTTATGGGAAAAGGAGATGGGAGACTTTGAAATTCCGACTGAGTCGGAATTAAATGTCGTGAATGAGTCAGCCGTCTCCGGTGGTCGTGCTCGATTGAAAGCTCTTCGTATTCAGGCGGGCTACAACAAGGACCGGGCCAAGTTTGCGCGGCTGGTCGGCTATTCTCCGCTGATCTATGGAAACATTGAAGATGGCTCGGCCAACATGTCGCGAAAAATGGCCGTCAAGGTCGCTGATGCGCTCGGGTGCTCGGTTGAGGATCTGCTTGATGGCAGTGATCACCCTCCAAGCAAAGGCGCAACGCATGGGACTGTCGGAGAGACGCCAGACATTGATCTTCCACCAGGGCAAAAAGCTAGGTATGTGCCGCTGATTGGCATGGCTCGCTGTGGATCTCTTGAGCATGGCGACATGGTCGCTTTTGATGATGGCGGCTATGAGCACGAGGGGTTCCTCGTTTCCAATCCAGAAGATCCCAATGTTTTCGCGGTAACTCTCGCAGGGGATTCCATGATGCCTGTCTTTGCGCCTGGAGATGTGGCAGTGATCTATCCCAACAAGCCTCCGCGCAATGGAGGCATCGTGATGGCCAAGCTCAACGGGGAAAATGGCGATGGCGTGATGATCAAGATTTATCAGCAGTCGGGCTCCCAGGTGACCTTGTCATCCTACAATGCGGCATCCTACCCACCAGTGACCTGGCAGCGCAAAGACTTCGCCTGGATCTATCGTGTCGCGTCCGTTTTTAAAGTACTCTCATGAACTCATATATTCGCTCTTTTATCCATGCCTTTTTCAGGGGTCTCCTCCGCTTCATCGGCGGTCTCATCTTTGCTGTTTTGCTCATTATCGGGGTGGTCTGGATTGTGGCTAAAAAGCCCCAAAGGACTTATAGCGCGCCTTCCAGCGCCGCTGTTTCCAAGATAAGCAATTCAGAGCTTCAGAGCATCATTGCCGACGTGTACCATGTGGAAACCTCGCGCTTTATTCAGCCGGACTTGCTATGGATCACAGTGCCTGCGGGGGCGAACGTTCAGAAGACCTGTCAGGCCATCGCCAATCTTTGGGCGCATCGCTCCGGTCTGGATTATGTGCGTGTTGAGTGCTGGGCAGGGAATACGCGACTGGGTCAAGGCACGGTTCAATACGGCCAAATGGTCAACCCATGAGACGAATGCGCCGGCGCTGCGGGGGTGACATGATGCCGAGGTGGTCGGCATGGCTGGTGGTTGGTCTGCTGTTGATCAACATCCGAGAGGTTCGCGCCGGAGAGGTCTGCGCTGCGGAGGTTCGCGCCGTAGAGGTTCGCGCCGGAGAGGTTCGCGCCGTAGAGGTTTTCAGCTTCGATTGTGTGAATGACTTCACCTTTTTTGTTTTTAATGTTCATGGTGTTTCTGTGGTTTGCGTCTCTTCCTTCCCGCCTGTTGTGTGGCGTTCAATTCTGCGCACCCGGTGAGAGGTGCGCAGGGTTTGAGCGTCATTCGGTGTATCCTGCGAGGATGAGGGCGGCTTTGGCGTCTTGCCACAAGTCGGACCAATCGGCTATAGGCCCGTGATCTTCGTTGCGAGATACCAATGCTTCCAGCGCATCCAGCAAAACCGGCAGGGCTGCAATGGCCTTGGCGTTTCGACGTCTATTCGACGTGGTACACTTCAGCTCCGCTGCTGCCAATTCGGTATTCAATACCCGTGCTCAGGGAGCGGTACTTACGGGCGGAGATTTTAACGCAGCGGTCGTGGAACGAGTCGTACGGGGTGCCGCTGATAAAATCGAAGGTCTGGCCGATGCTTAGTTTTTGGAATGTCATTGTGTTAGCGGGTTGGTATTTCCGGTAGTGGGTTAGTTTGATTTTTTCGGGACGCGATGCGGCAGCTCAAACGCCAGCGCCTCCAAAAAATCAGCGCGGGATTGGCCGGGGTGCAGGAGGGAATCCAAGATGGCCCCTGTGCCCGGCAGGAGCTTGGCTCCCCAGGCTTCGGTGCGCTTTTGCGCATCAGGCTTGGTCGGTGCGCCCCCGGAGCCCTTGGAGGGGCCGCGCTTGCGTTTTTCGGCGGGGGTAGTAGCTTGATTGGCTGCTTTGCGGCTCATGATCTTTTGCTTTTAGCAGCTCCCGAGGTATCTCATGCAAAATTCCTTAGCGCGATCACGCACAACCGCTTGGCTATGCGCCTCCACTAGTCTCCTAAATTTATGAGCATCAACCCGCAGCCCCGAGTTAAATACGACGACGTCGAAGGTAGCTCCATGACCGCCGCTGCCTACCGCGTGCTGAGATTCGACCATTTTCACCGGCTCATCGAGCAGGTTCGCAGGCATGACATCATAGTCAAGATGGGTGCCTTGAGGGACTGTCCTGCCATTGTGTTGACCGCCCTTAATTTCGTATTCAGTGAGTTTCATAATGTTGTTTTCCGGTTTGTGTTTTGATTTTCTTGTCTTGTCAGGTGATGCTGACAACGGGAGTATGCACCATTACTTATTCGATGTCAAATAAGTTTCTTTAATTTATTTTCAAACTGATCCGGTCCTGCTCATAGCTCTAAACGCTGCGCGATTCTGGTGAATGCGCGATCCTGTCGGGAGTCCACACTCGCGGCATGCCCAAAGCCGCCCCTGATGCCTCCCTGACCCTCTGCGCCTTCCGCGTGGCGGCATTGGATGCGTCGGGCGGGTCACCCTTTCCCAAGCGGCTGGTCATCTGCCCTCCCGGCAGCAGCGACGCCCGCAGTCGCGGCAAGATCATCGTCAGTGCTGACACCTTTGACGGCCTGCAGGATCGTCAGAACGCCATGAAGCTGGGCATGCGCCTGGCTCTGGATGCGGAGCATTGCACCGTGGAAGGCACGCCGGCGTATCTCGCCGACAAAGAGCCTCGCGCCGTGCTGGCCTGGGCAACTCTCACCGGCTCCATCAACGAGGGGCTGGTCTATGACAACATCGAGCCCACGCCACTAGGCATGGAGGCTTGGAAAAACAAACAGTTCCAGGACATCAGCCCCGCTGTCTTTCGCCGTGCTGACGGCACCGTTCTGGCCGTCCACTCCGCCGCGCTCTGCCGCCATGGCGAGCTGGATGGCTTGACCATTTCCGCCGCCGCCGCCGGGCCGCGCCTGACACCCTTTTTCACCGCTCTTTCAGCCTCCCTTCCTTCCGAATCCAAACCCATGAAGCCCACCCCTGAACTCATCGCCCTGCTCGCCGCCATCGGCATCACTCTCGCCGCTGATGCTGACGAGCCCACCACGACCACCGCTATCAAAACCGCCACCACCAAGGTGTCGGAAGCCGCGAAATCGGGTGACGAGCCCGCTGCCATGGCGGCCATCACAGGCCAGATCACGACCCTTTCGGCTCAGGTGAAAAAGCTCGGCGACGAGCGCGATGAGCTGCAGCGCGCCGAGCTGATGCGTCAGGCTGCTGCTGAGGGCAAAGTGATCCCGCTGAGTGATGAGATGCTCAAGATCACCCCGCTTGCGGTGCTGACCGAGATGGTGGCCAAGGCCCCTGCTGGCGCCGTCCCGCTGGGACGTACCACCCCCAAGGTGGAGGATGACCCCAAGAAGAAACTCGATGCCCTCAAGGCGGATGCTGACGCGGTCGAGACCTTCAGCCGCTTCGGCTTGACCCCTGACGACATCGCCAAGTACGCCCCTGAGTGCGTCTGAGCCACCCTTTTCAAACCTAACCTTTTTTCACGTCCAGCCCCTCTTCATTATGTCCGCCTCCACTGTCTCCGTCGCCACTGACAAACGCCCTGGCTTGCAGTTCAACTATCCCATCGCCGCCGGCGTGGTCACACTCATCGGCACCCTGGCTGCACTGGATGCCAGCAACAATCTTGTGCTCGCCACGGATGCCGCCAACCGCCGCATTGCGGGTCTGTTCGCTCAGGAGGTGGACAATTCCGCCGGCAATGCCGGGGACCTCTCCGCCAATGTGGAGGTCGGATGCTTCCTGCTGGCCAACAGCGGCACGCATGCCGTCACAGACGCGCATGTCGGCAAGGCGTGCTGGGTTGAGGACAATGTCACGGTCGCCTCTGACCCTGGCACCAATGCGGTCGTCGCCGGCATCGTTGCCAAAGTCACCACCGAAGGCGTCTGGGTCCATGTGGGGCCGCACCTGGCCCGCGTGCCGGTTGCTGTCACGGCACAGGTGGCCCTCACTTCCACCAACGGCACCGCCGGCGCTGCAGCCGATCTCACTGCCCTCAAGGCTGAAGCGGAAAATATCGGAGACGACGTGCGCGCCGTCTTTGCCACCCAGGCCAGCATCCTCGCCTGCCTGAAAGCTCACGGCTTCGCCAAGTAACCCCGCTTCTTTTCACTGCTCAACACACCCTTTTCGAAACTCCAAGAACCCGCCTCTAACCACTCATGAAAAACGCCGTCACAGCCGCCATCCTGCAGGCCATCGACAAGAGCTTCAATGCGCTCTTCAACAAAGGCAAATCCCGCGTCGTGGGCTATGTCAAGAAACTCAAATTCATGGTCGTTCAGTCCAACAGCGCTGAGGAGATGTATGGATGGATCAAGGACATTCCTGCTCTCGACAAGAATGCGGCAGAGCTGCAAATCTCCCGCCTTGCTGCTGACGGTCAGAGCGTCAAGAACAACGAGTACACGAAGGGCCTGGCCATCAAGCGCTCTGCGATCGAGGATGACCAATACAACATCTTCGGCCCGGCCATGCAGTTGCTGGGGCAGCGTGGTGCGCAGGTGTCTGACTTTGATTTCCTCGATCTCCTGGCTGGGGCCTTCACAACGGTCAAGGCATACACGGGTGTGAGCTTCTTCAACACGGCTCACAAGATCGGCAAGTACACCTTCAGCAACAAGGACACGAAGAAGCTCAGCGCTGCCAACTTCCAGACCGGCTATGCCGCCCTCCGTGACATGCAGGACGGCCAGGGCAAGCCGCTCTTCACGCTCATGGACCCTTCCAGCGTCTTCCTGCTGGTCGGCCCCGATTACGAAGCCACCGCTGACAGCATCGTGAAGCTGGCCAAGCTCGCTGACGGCGGCGACAACCCCAACTTCAACAAGGCGCAGGTGGAAGTGATTCCCGGCCTGGGTGATGCGTGGATGATCCTGGACTGCGGCCAGGTGATCACTCCTTTCATCTTCCAGGATCGCATTCCCTTGACCCTCACTGCTGCCCTCGGGGATCTGACTCCCAACGTGCTGCTGCAAGAGGAGTTCCTTTGGAAGGCCCGCGCCCGCTCCGCCATGGGACCGGGAGATCCTCGCTTCGCCTGGGGCTCCACGGGTGCTGATCCAGCCGCATAAGAATCTCCCTCGTGGGTGAATCCTCGCAAGAGGGCTTAGCCCAGCGTGAACGGCTCCATGCGATGAAGAGAGCGGGCCGGATCAAAAAACCGCTCTCACTTCTCCATTAACACCCTTTTCAATCCTCTGCTCAATCATGAAATCACCCTTCAAATTCTCCGCTCTTCTCTCCTGGATTCTGCCCGCCATCCTGATGATGGCCGCGATCAGCGCGCCGGCGACTGATCTCTCCATTACCGCCACATCGGTGGCGCCTTCAGCCAACGCGATCATTCGCAGCGCGACCGCAGGCGCCACGATCACCGCCGGCAAGATGGTGTATAAATCCGCGACGGACCAAAAGCTCTATCTCGCGGATTGTGACAGCGCTACAGCGGCGGTGCGTGACTGTGTCGGCATCGCCCTGGTCTCCTCGGCCGCCGGCGCTCCCTGCGCTTATGTGATCGAAGATCCCGCCCTGGTCATTGGTGCCACGGTGACGAATGGTACCATCTACGTCCTCAGCGCGACCGCCGGGGGCATTGCGCCGGCTGCGGATCTTACCACGGGCTGGTATGCCACGGTGGTCTGTGTCGGCACATCGACCACCACCGTCGCCTTTCGCGCCAAGCCGCTGCGCACTGGCACCGCGCTTTGAGTTTCCTGCGTCGTCACCCTTTTTCCTTCATACGATCATGTCTGACAAGCCCATCCCGCTGCCCGTCCCGGCGCCCGCGCCACGCTCGGTCATTGCGCCCCCTCCTGCAGGCCAGCGCGTCGGAGTGAACGCCACGCCGCGAGCCGTCGCTCCCAGGTCTGTGTTTGACAATGTGCCTGCCAACGTCGCGTCCAACCGCGCTCAGGCGGCGACCGTGCGCCAGAACCTGGCAACGGCGATGCAGCACGTTCGCATTGCCATCAAGGCCGCCACGGATGCAGGGGGCGTGATCAAAGCCGATTCGGACGCCGCCGCCATCTTTGCCCACGAGGGCCTGACTCCGGAGGTGTTCGCCAAGTTCTCCGATCTCGCCAAGCCGCTCCTAGACTGCTTCACCGCCGCCTGACTCTTTCGGCGGGTGATGCCGCTCATCATCACCACCGATCCAGCCGGGGCCGGCGGCTCATAACCCAACCGCGCCCCGTCTGCTTTTTTCTTCCTTCGCTCCCATGCCTTACTTCACTCAAGACGACATGACCGGCCTCGTTCCTGAGGACTGGCTCAGTGATGGCATGGACGATGCGGGCACTGGCCAGCCCGATGCGTTTGCCGCAGTGCAGGCCAGCGCCGTCAATGCCATCGACGGCGCCCTCAGCGGTCGTTACACCGTGCCGCTGGTGACCGAGGGCAATCCCGGCCTTGCCGCGTGCGTCAAAGAAATCGGCGTCTGTCTCGCGGTCGAGGCTCTCTACATCCGCCGTATGGCCCCGATCGACAAGGACTCGCTCGTCGCCAAGCGCATCGCCCGTGCCTGGACTCGCCTGGATGCGCTCGCCGCCGGCACCGATCCCCTGAGCGTGACGGTCAAGCGTGCCAATGATGCGGCTGTCATCATCAGCGAAGAAAGCCGCGTCGCCTCCACCTCTCTTGCCACATGAGAACGCTCCTCTTTCTCATCACCCTTTTCGTCATGGACGCCTCAACCATCCTCAATGCCGCCGAGGCGTATCTTGCTCCTCTGGTCGAGGCCAACAACGGCAGCCTGGTCGTTGCTGAAACCTTGGAGGATGCCATCGAGATGCTGCAGGTCGCGCCTTCCGGCTGGCGTGCCATTTTGACGATGGATGGCGATCAGCCCGGAGAGAGCGTCAATCCAGCCGGCCTCACCACGGCGCAGCTCGTGGCCTATGTGCAGGCGCCCAAGGGAATGGAGCGCCCGCGCCGCAGTCTGAGCCATGCCAACCGCCGCGATGGCACGCCCTCTTTCTTCACACGGCGCGACTGGCTGATTCGCAAGATTCGCGGGCTCAAGATGTCGCATCGGGAAATCGACACCATCCCGCGCACTTTTGAGTACAAGGGCTCCGCCTGGTTCAAGATCGAGGCGCTGCCCGCCTTCCGCACCATGGCCTGCACCTTTGAGGTCACCTATGCGCTGGATGATCCCGACAACGATCCTGCTGGCACCGATCCCGTCGTCCTGCCCACGCCCTTCCGCATCACCGGAGCCTATGAGGAGTTCTATGCTGTGAGCTTCAACGGTGTCGCTCATGGCCGCGTGCCGCGCTACGAGCCCGGCATCGATGATCCCACCGGCACCGCCACCGGCTACGCCATCACTGGCATCGTGGAAGGTGCGTACGCTGTTGCTTTCGACGGCGCTCCCCATGGCCGCATTCCCCGCTTTGAAAACGCCTAATCTCATGAAAAAACTCCTCCTCTCGCTGTGCGCGCTTTGCGCGATTTCCTCTGCCCTCGCTGACACCTACCGCTTCGCCAAGCTTGGCGGCACCAATGGGGCTCTGGTCTCTGTCGATGTTACACCTACATCAACGCCGTTCGTGTTTGGCGGCACCATCGGCGGCGGCATGCAGACCTTTGGACTCGGGGCCGGTCTCAGCATTGACGCGGGCTCCATCGTCATCGCGCCAGACTGGCTTTCCGTGGTCAACACCCCGACCACGCTGGCAGGCTATGGTATTACCGATGCGCTGACCGCTGATCTGGCGGAGAACACCTATGAGCCGATCATCGGACCTGGAACGCTGGCGCTCTCCAAGCTCGCCACCGATCCCCTGGCGCGGGCCAACCACACCGGCACGCAGCTGCTCGCCACGATCAGCGATGCCGGCGCGCTGGCCGCGCTCAATGCCGTGACATCCGCCACCATCACCGATGGCGCGATCGTCAACGCAGACATCAGCGACAGCGCAGCGATCGCTCTCTCCAAGCTCGCCACCGATCCCCTGGCGCGGGCCAACCACACCGGCACGCAGGATGCCGCAACCATCGGCAGTGGCACGCTGGAGACAGCACGCCTCGATGTGGCCTCTCAGGCCCAGGCAGAGGCGGGCACCGCGACTGACAAGGTCATGACCCCGGAGCGCACTGCGCAGGCGATTGCCGCCCTTGCTGGTGGCGGCGGGCATTCAGATGTGCAAGTATTCACCGCCAACGGCACATGGACGAAGCCTGCTGGAGCTGTGTCTATCGACCTTGTTATCATTGGGGGCGGCGCGGGCGGATCATCTGGCGCTCGCGGGCCGAATGGTGCCAACAGGTTTGGAGGCTCGGGCGGCGGGCCCGGCAAGTGCGTTTACCTTAACCACGCCTCCGCTCTCACATTTGGGGCTACAGAAGCGGTGGTCGTGGGTTCAGGAGGCACAGGCGCTGCTGGAATAACCACAGACGGCACGAACGGTCAGGTTGGAACTGCTGGGGGAGACTCGTCTTTCGGACCATGGAAAGCCGCAGGCGGAGCCGCGCCTACGTCTTTCAGCACTTCAGCGCCCGCTGTGACAAATTCATGCTATTTATTCAATACGATTGCCGCATCAGGGGCCAGTGGCGGGGCTGGTGCAACTCCAGCCGCTATTACTGCGCTTGCGCCAACAGGAGGAGGCGGAGGAACTACGCTATCCAGCAGCAATCAAGCCAGCTTCTCCGGTTCAGGCGGAGGGTATACCTCATCGTTCTCTTCTGGCGGGCTGTATACCGGAACTGTTTTGACTGGTGGCGCACTTGGGGCGAAATCGTCAGTCGGAACCCCAACAAATGGAGGCGATGGCGGCGCAGTCATGCTGCTCAGCGGTACAGGCGGTGGCGGTGGCGGAGGCGCTCAGCCCACTATCAGTGGTGGTGTGAGTGCTAACGGTGCTAACGGTGGCAACGGTGGACTGTATGGCGGCGGCGGCGGAGGCGGCTCAGCGTCCGAGGATGGATTCACCAGCGGCGCTGGCGGCAATGGCGGCGACGGCATCGTGATCATCATCACCCATTACTGATCCTCTCAAGGCGCCGCGATCACTGCGCCTCTGGTTTCACACTGTTTCACTATTTAAAATTTTATGCCCGCACAACCCATCACCACCATCGGCAATCAGCAGGTGTCTTTCGGCACCGTCGAAGTCACGCAGGAATTTGGCACCGTCGAACAGGCCAGCCTGGATGACTTTGTCACCGAATACGAGATCCCGGATGCCGCCGGCGGCATTCAGTCTCTGCTGCTGCACAATCCTGGCCTGGAGTTCAAGTTCTCCGCCTATTTCAGCTCGTCTTTTGCAAAGCCGGCACGCGGCACGCCTGTCGTGTTTCCCTATGCGAATGTGACCGGATCGGTCATCACGGCCAACATCACCTGGGACCCCAAGGGGCAGCGCAAAATCTCCATCACGGCCAAGTACTGGGAGTCCATGGGCTCCAACCCCACCGTGGGGCAGTATGATCCGAACGCCTGAACCCTGTGACCTATGAGCAAAAAGCCAACACTCACAGCGCGGGATCTGAGCTACAACGTCGCCACGGCCGGCGCGGCCGCCAAAGCCGAGGCGGAACAAATGGGCGGAGATCCCGCTCATCTGCGCAGCCTGGTGGCGGCGGCACGGGATGGCGGACCAGCCACGGGCAATGTCAAAATCAAGGGCGTGGCTTTGCGGCAGGATGATCTGCTCGTCACCCTCTGCCTCAGCTTGTATCAATCGGTGTTTGGCGAGGATCTGACGCATCAGGCGGCGGGCCTCAAGGTCCTCACCAAGCAGGACGCCGAGGGCCGTGAAATCCAGTCTGTCGTGCCCCTGAATGAACCGGCGGCGAAGATGATGGCGCTGGCCTCGCTGGCGCTGATCTTCACCCAGGCGGAAGATGCCTGGGATCTGCTGGACCTGGCCGCAGATGCGGAGGCCGAGCCAGAGACGAGAAAGGCACGCAAGCGGGAGTTCCATCGTGCGGCGCTGGAAGTCGGCGGCGATCTGGGGCAGGCGGAGATTGACGCTCTCGCCAATCACATCGCCACGCTGATGCGTCGCCGGCCGGGATCTGTGGAGGATGGGCCGGGAAAGGCGGCAGGCCCGGAGTCCTAGAAGCCGGGCCGGGGCCGGCTTGCGGCTGGGTGGTCTCCTACATCGAAACCCTCATGAGCGCCTGTCACCTGTCGCTTCCCGCCATCTTTCGCATGCCCCTGGGGGCGGGCATTGCCCTGCTGGAAGCGCGCAGATCCCGCCTGGCTGCTGAGGCCGGCCAGCCTGAGCCCGCTGGCGGTTTCATCGACCGTCACATCGTCGCCGTGCGCAATGCGCGGGAAAGAGAGTTGAGATCCAAGTACACCATCATCCCGAATCCTCCCACTCATGCCTGACGACCTTCGCTATAGACTCGGCCTCGATGGCAGCGCGGCCTCCCGCGTGCTGTCCGGGCTGCAGTCAGGCGTGGGCGGGCTTCACGGCGCCCTGATCGGCCTCGGGGCCGTGGGTGTCCTCACGAAGGTCATCAAGGATGGCCTCACGTTCAATCAGACGCTGGCAGACAGCGAGTCTGCAATCGCCAAGGTGCTGGCGCAATTCCAAGGGCTGGATGATGTGGCCGCCAAAGCCTCTGCAGCGGGCGCCATGCAGCAGCTCGTGGCGTTGGAGCCCAAAGCGGCCGGCACGCTCAATACCCTGATTGATGGCTTTCTCAGCACCCTGGCCGCCAGTCAGAGCGCGGGCATCAGCGTCAAACAAAACATCGACCTGGTCGGCCGCTTCGCCAATGCCATGGCGAATGCCAACATTCCCACCGAGCAACTCGGCCAGGAGATGCGCAGCATCGTCACGGCCAACATCGGCGCGGACAGCAGCCTCGCCAAGGTGCTTGGCATCACCAATGAGATGATTCAGCAGGCGCAGGCCGCTGGAAACGTGTACGAGTTCCTCTCGCAGAAGATTGGCAAGCTGGGAGAAGCTGGCGACACTGCTGCTGTGCGTTTCAGCAGCCTGGAGAGTGCTGTTCAAAAAGCCGAGGGTGCCTTTTCCGAGGGTCTCTTCAAGCAGGCTCTTGAAGGGTCTCTCGATCTCACGGCCAGCATAGATGAAAACATTGACCAGGTGCGGAAGCTTGGCGTTGCGGTCTCGGATCTGACGGCGGGCTTGGTCAAGGGCATCGGCTATGCCATCGACTGGGGCCGCGCCATCGGCATCACAGCGGGCGTGTACGCTGACATGCTGACCAATGGCGCGACCTACGCCGAGGCCATGGCGAATGCGGAAAACGCGCTGACAGAAGCCATCAACGAGCGCAGCCAGGCTGAGCAGGCAGCAGCCACGGCCGCCGCGCAGAAAGGTGCCTCCGACATGGGCGGCGGTGGTAGTGGTGGCAGTGGCGCAACGAGCGGCCGCTCCGGCAAAAAGCGCAAGGAGGAAGATCCTGAAGACATCGCCGAGGAGACGCTCAAAAAAACGCAGGAGCTAAAGGAGCTGAAGCGCAAGGGTGCCGAGGAGGAAATGACCTCAGCGCAGAAGATCGCCGCGACCAGGGCGCGGCTGCTGGAAGCCGCCGAGCGCGAGATGGCCATCAAAAACGTGGGACTGCAGGACACCCGCGCCGCCCTGGATGCGGAGACCGACCGCGTGCAGATCGAGCAGGAGCTTAACAGTCTGCTGCGTGATCAGGCCCGCGAGACCCAGGCTGCTGCCAAAGCGGCCGCTGACAAGGCTGAGGCGGCCCGCAAAGAGGTGGCGGCCAGGAATCAGGATCGCAACAATCTGCTGGGAGAGCTGGCCGTCCTGGAGCAGCAAGCCAAGGGGCATGACAAGAAAGCGGCCGCGCTGGAACGTCAGCTCAAGATCGAGAATGACAAGCTCGCCATCATGAAGCAGACCGGCGCCAGTGAAGAGGAGGCCATGCGCCTCGCGACACGCCGGGCGGATCTGCAGGACAAGATTGCCCGCCGAGGTGCTCGCGGCGATGACCAGGGCAATGGAGGCGAGCGCCCGGCCTCCAAGATCCGTGGCGTGCAGGCACGCCATGGCCTCAGCGATAACAGCGGCCCGCTTGCCGGCGGCGGCCTGGCTGAGTTCGAGGCCCTGCAAAAGCGCAAGCCGATGGAGTTTGGCACGCTGCTTCCCAAGACGAGCGAGCGCGATCAGATCAAGCTGGCCAGCTCCTCGCTGATCACGCCGGCGGCCCGTGCCTCTGAAGCACTGAGCCCGCTGCCATCCACCTCCACCAAGAGCAGTCCTGAGCAAGACCCGGATACCATGAAGCTCGAAGCCATTCTTGCAGAACTCCGACGTATCCGCACCGCCTAGCCATGCCCGCGATCAATACCATCCTTGGCGTGCAGCCGCCCGTTGACCGGGCCATCCTCATTGGCAATCCCAAGCTGGAACAGCCCGCGACTGGCTGGGATGTGCTCATCGAAAAACTCTGGGTGCCGCATCCCTACTTCATCCGCCGCGGTGATTTGCGCGATGGCCCGCCTCCGGAGTCGGGCCTCTTCGTGGCGCAGGAAATGCCCGTGGTCGAATGGCGTGCCGGCAGGCCCATCGTGGAGGTGACCAGCCTCGGGATCGCCTGTCAGGACGGCAAGGATTACAAGATCGAAGGCTCGGGCGCCATCAATGAGGACCTTTCGCTGGCGAGCGGTGAATACCTGGCCGCGACGATCTGGCGCCTGGGTTATCCGCGAGTCACCAAGACCTGGGTGAGCCTCACAACGCCGGCCATCAGTGATCATGTGCTCGTGGCCTCCGTACCGCCCGAAACCTTTGGCTGGCCTGCGACGCCCTGGTCGATTGCCTGGGTGAGCGCATCGAGCTGGACGGCCTCGGGCTGGATCGGCGAGAGCCGCGTGCCTCAGCAGCTCCCAGGCTCCAAGGCCTGCCTGGTCACCGACACCTGGCTTTACGATCCTGGCTATGCTGACCGCGATGGCGTCGTCCCTGGTGTGATCTTCCTCTGACATGAAACCGGCCGCTTCATTGACCCGCAGCGCCGGCGCTCAGCCGGATGACGATGCGCCCGACGAGGCCCTGGTGAAGATGCGTACGCTGCGGGCCTTCATCGCCCGCGTGATGTCCAAGATCCCCACGCCCGCAGGCGGCATCAAGGTGAGGCGTTCCCTGTTCGGCGATGTCTGGCAGGTGGACGGATCTTCAGCAAGCCACCCCTTCAAAGTCACCGCTGCAGGCGAGGATCTCTTCACCGTCCAGGCGGGCACCTGCGAGGGTCAGTTCATCGCGACGCAGACGCTGGACGTGGGAAGCGATCGCCCTGTCGCGATCCTGGCTTATCCGCAGTACGATGTCTCCGTCTGGAACAGTGAGTACGTCTGGGCAGCCACAGTCAAGACGGGGGCGGAAGCGCCCATCTTGACCTACAGCACCGCGATCCTGTCAGACGTGACGACCGTCTCAGTCGCCGGCAACGAAGGCCGCGCGCTCATTGCTTACATTGACAATGTCGATGGCGTGGATGTGATCGCCCAGGTAGCCACGGGGAACATTGCCGGCACCTTTGAAGATGGGGGGCTAACCGGCAACATGACGGGGAGCTACAACAAGGCGCTATGATCTTCATCCGCCGGAGCGCCCTCAAGGTGACCTATGAGCTGGCCAACTGGCCCAGCGCAGACGAGGCCCGCCATGAGTACGTGGTCGGCACCGGCATCGGTCGGCCGCGTGGGGTGTATGCCGCCCTCAAAGGTTCCACCTCAGGCATGGACTGGCCCAAAGGTCGCGCAGACGCCCCGCTGGATTACCCCTTTGGCAACACCCTCATCACGGATGAGTTTGGCAGCTACGGCATCAAGTCTTGGTCCATCACCGCCGAGCCTGGTCATGTGCCCGGTATTCTGCAGGTGGCCTCGTACTACAATGACAACTCAGACAGCAGCGCGCCGGATTTTGTGGACAGCTACAACCTGGATGTCGGTGCCTGGGACACCGGCCCGCTCAGGGTGACCACCTACGATGGGAGCCGCTACACCCTGGCCTATCTGCGCTGGTTCCCTGTGGTGCTCACCTCTCTGATCTGACCGTGCTGCTCTAACGGCAGGCGATTCCGGTGAATGCTCAGACACCAGGGCGCGACACCATGCGGGAATGTCTTTCGCCGCGCCGCTCTTCTTCGCTCTCTCTGATGCTGACAGTCCCATGCTCCTCTGGCTCATCGTCGGCGGCTTGATGGCTCTGGGTCCGGTCATTCACAGCTACATCAAAGTGTACGAGTGGTTCAAAGGCACGGCCACCGACACAAGCCAGTTCATCACGCGGGCAGAGTTCTCATTGGCGAAAGCTGAGCGCGATACGCAGATCGCCGATTCGGTCGAGCATTTCAACAAGACTTCAGACCAGATGAACAAACGTCTGGAGTCCGTGTTCTCGCTGATCGCGGAATTGCAGCGCGACATGCCCGCCATCCACCGCGCCCTGGGTCGCCTTGAAGGTCATGATGACGCGACTCTGAAACGCCCCCGCTAATCCCAAGACCACTGCCATGAGCCCCACTGAAGCCCGCTTTGAAATTCGCCGCCATCTGGCTGAGCGCCCGCCTGCGTCCCTGGACCTGGACTCCATCTATCACGGCCTGCTCCGGAAGGGCCTGCAGATCGACAAGCCCACCATTGAGGCCGCGCTCACATTCCTCATGGGGCTGCAGCCGGCGCAAGTCATGGGTCATATCGACTCGCTGAATGGCAAACGCTACCAGATCACCAGCGCTGGTGTGGTGGCCTTTGAAAACAATGCCTGATGCGCGCCATGCCGCCCCCTGAAGTCATCGCCGCCGGCGCGGTCTTCACTCTGGCACTCGCCTACTTTTTCCTCCGTCCAGATCCTGAACTCTAAAGCCAAACATCCAAACACCATGAAGCACATCCTCCTCTCCCTCATCACCGCCGCCGCCCTTTGCTCCTGCAGCGCCATGACCGCAGTCGGCACCTGGTTCGCCAGCCCCGCCGGACAGACCACGCTGGCGCTCGCCGAGCTGGGTCTCGATGTCGCCGCAGCCAAGGGCAAGATCAAGACGGGCGATAACATCGCCATCAAGAAAGGTCTGGCCGTCGTGACCTCTCCGGACACCGCCACGGTCAAGACCTTCAAGCTGGCCGACATCGGCCTACAGGTGGCGGTTGATAAAGGCCTGGTGAAGCCCGGCGATGCCATCCTCATCCAGCAGGCCGAGGCCATCATCAAGCCCGCCTTTATCGCCGCCACCACCGCGCCCAAGGCTCCGATGGTCGGCGTGAATCCCTGAGTTCACCCCTGAGTTCACCCCTGAGTTCCAATCCCAATGAACATCCCTGATTTCAAACTGCCCCTCAAACCCGGCCGCACCTCCACGGAGTTCTGGCTCATCATCGTCACTGGCCTGCTCACCACCGGCCTTTCGGCCCTTTCCATCATGGATGTCACCTGGGGCGCTGGCGCGCTGATCGTGATGACCCTCGCTTACAATCAGAGCCGCACCAAGCTCAAGGTCATCCAGGCCGATGCCGAGGCCCACGCGGTCAAGAGCGCCGTCGATGTGGAAGCCGCCAAAGCCATGGCCAGCACGGAAGTGCCACCCCCCCCCGCAATGTCATCCAGTTCCCTGGCTGATCTCCAACGCTGAGCATGACTCTTTTTTCCACCCTGATCGCCTGGCTGCATCGGCTGCAAAAGCCCTCCACCAGTGCGCCTGTTGCGCAAGCGGCCAGCCCTGAGCGTGTCGTCACGCATGAGACGCAGAGCTTTGGCGATGTGCTGGCGCGCATCGCCGAGTCGCAAGTCGGCCATCACGAGCAGGGCGGCAACAACCTCGGCCCCGACGTGGTCGAGTACCAGAAGGCCACCTGGTTAACTCCCGGTGCTTGGGCATGGTGCGCCGCCTTCGTGTGCTGGTGCGTGTGGCATGCCATTCAAACCCTCGGCATGGCGCCTGCATGGAAGCGGCCACGCACCGCCGGCGCATACGACCTCGAAGAATGGGCGGTCGGCAAGTACGGCAACATGTTCAACGCTTTCAAAGTGTTCGCCTCAGATCCGCGCAAGCCTGAGACCTGGCCCAAGCGCGGCGACATCGTCACCTTCACCTGGTCGCACACGGGCATCGTGATCGGCTACGATCAAACCACGAAGCGCCTGCAGACGGTCGAGGGCAATGCCGGCATGAGCCTCACCAGTGACAGCGTCAGTGGCGACGGCGTCGTGCGCAAAGAGCAACACATCACCAGGGTGCGCCGCCTTATCCGGTACGTTGGCTAATATCATGGGATCTGATCTCCCCAGCACCCACAACGGCAAGATTGGCGGCCTCCCCGCGCAGATGCGCGAGGAGCTGTGCCGCCGGATGAATGATGGGGAGCGGGCTCCTACTTTGCTGCCCTGGTTGAATGGCACGCCTGAGGCGCAGAAAGTTTGTCGCGAGCAATACGATGGCGAGCCCATCAACGCGCAAAACCTGAGCAACTGGCGGAGCGGTGGCTATCTGAAATGGCTGGACCAACAGAATGCCATCCGCCGCACTCGCGAGCGCGCAGCGCACAGCCGCGCCCTGGCTGAGGCCAGCGGAGGCAATCTCTCCGAGGGCGCCCTCGCCCAGCTCACCGGCGAGCTGATGGAGATGGTCGAGGAGTTCGCTTTGCTGCGTGAAGCTGGCGGGGGAGCGCAAACGGAAAGCGATGGCGAGCCCGGCGATGGATTCGACCCCAAGATGTTGGCTGCTGTCAGCAAGGCCCTGGTGTCCATTCGCGCCAAGGAACTGGAAACCCAGGCGCTGGCTCTGAAGGAAAAACAAATCGAGCAGTCAGCTCAAGACCTGGTTTTGCGTGAAGCGGCATTCCGCATGCGCTTCGCTGAAAACTTCCTGAAGTTCTTCGAAGAAGAAGAGACCCGGCGGATTGCCACAAGCGGCGCGAACAAAGAAACCAAAGTTAAAGAACTGGTGCAGCACTGGTTTGGCGAAATGCCTGAGGGCATCGGCCCGCCCGGCCTCAAGACCCTCTGACCCCATGCGCGACTCACGGGCATACCAGAGCCAAGCCTTTTGGGCGGTGAAAAAACTCCGCCGCTATCTCCTGGCGTGGCTGCGTCAGGGGGGGAAAACCACGACGCTGGCCGATCAGTCGTTCTTGGAGATGGCGGAGTATGCAGGCAGGCTCATCACGTTCGTTTCGGCCTCGCTCAACATCGGCAGTGAGTTCGTGGAGAAGGAGGCCAAGACCTTCCATGCCATGCTGGCGGATCTGCGCGAGAAGGCTGAGAAGCGCGAGAAGCAGCTCACATTTGGTTATCGCCCCAACGTTGATTCAGACCACGACGACAACTTTAAGACCCTGCCTGTGGATCTTGACTGGGAAGCCCTAGCGGATGTCATGGAGCGTAGTAAACTGGAGCTGCGTCTCTGGCATTCTAACACGGTTTGCAGCCGCACCAAGATCATCGCGGCAAACATCGCGACAGCACGCTCCTGGTCGGGCTCGGTCAAGTTTGACGAGGTCGCCTTTGTTCGCGATCTGAGGAATTTCCTGGCTGAAATTGAGCCGATCTTTTCGACCGATCCAACGTTCAATCTGATCATGGCGACGACTCCGCCTGCGGACTTCGCGCATTATGCGTATGAACTGCTGACGGATGAATCGGGGAATGAAGACTTCCCCCTCAGCCCCGAAGGCAATTGGTTCAAGAACCGCGCCGGCATGTGGGTTCATCGTGTGACTATTGACGACGCTGCTGCTGCCGGCCGAAAGTGCTACCACCCTGACACGGGCGCGGAGCAAACACCCGACGAGAATCGTGAGGGCTCTCTCGAAAAAGAAGGATGGGACCGAAGCAATCGACTCAAGAAGCCCACAGTCGGCACCTCGGCCGTATCGCCGGCAGCACTGGACCTCGCCCAGCGCAAAGGGCGGGATCGCAGCTACGCGGCCGAATGGACCGGCGTCGGCACGGATGTGGATCTCTCCAGACTTTCTTATGCGGTGAGCCTGGGTGAAGAGCTATGCCTTGGCCTCGATGTCGCCAGTACCGAGGGCAAGAAGAGCAATCCAACCTCGCTGTCTCTCGCGGCGCAACCTGGCCTCAAGCTCGTGGTGCCATGGACGATGTGGTGGAAGACATCAGATCCCGACATAACCACGGAGCGCGTCTGCTCAGTGATTGGTGGGCTGCTTCGCCTGGGAGTCAAGATCCGCCGACTGTGCATTGATGCCAGCGGCGACCGTCTCTTTGCCCGCTCCCTGGCCAAGGTGGTAATGTCGCGTTTTGGCATTCCTGTCTCTCTCTGCATTGCCACTGAGGCAATCGTTTACCTGGGCGACAAGGTCAGTCTCAAATACCTGCAGGGCCATCGCCTCTCGTCAGCGGTCGAAGGCGGCCAGGCGGAGCTGCCATTCTCCCGGTACATGTACGATGACTTCATGCGCGTCTCCAAGGCAGGCGGCAGCTACGAATGCTCCCTCGGAACGAATGGCGAACACGGCGACACCTTCGACTCAGTGAAGCAGGCTCAGCATGGATTTTATTCAGCTGGCCGCGCTGAAGCTGAGGGTGTTGCAGTCGGATCTCAGCAGGGTGCCAAACAGCGATCGGACATCACAGCCGAAGATGAAGACGCCAATACCTCTGAGCCAGCCCTCTCTTTCTAACACCTATGAGCCTTGTTTCCAAAATCATCAGTTTCTTCAGTGCCGGAACTTCACCTGTGCCCTACGGCCGCACGACCTCGGCCTCTGTCATGGGGGAGCCGCCGGCGATCTCCCACACGATGACCGTTGACCGTGTGCTGTCAGCATTCCGCCAGGCGGAGTCCGGAGACACTCAGGAACTCTTCTCGATTTATCGCGAGATCCGCATTGGTCATGCTCACACTCAGAACCTCTACAACCAGCGCAAGCTCGGGGCTCTGACCAAGACCCTCAATGTGGTGCCTGCAGACGAGGCCAATCCTGATGACGTGATCGCTGCGGAAGCGGCCAAGGAACTCACTCGCGTGCGTGGCTGGTCAACCGTCGCACTGAATCACCTGCTCAATGGCCACCTGTATCCTCTGGCCGTTTTGGAGCAGTGCTATCGTGCCGCGCCGGCGAACAAGCTGGGCATCCGCTTCATCCCCGAGGAGTGGGCCATCGTGCCGTATCACTCACTGGACTGGACCACGGGCCTGCTGCAGATCTGGGACCTTGATCCCGTCACAGGCATGCGCCTGGGGACCCGCGCCGAGCCCATCCCTGGCCGCCATATCGTGCATCGCGGCCACCTCCTGACAGACATCCCTGATAAGTGGGGCGGCCCGATGCGTGCCGCGCTGTTCTGGTGGCTCTTTGCCACCATGAGCCGCGACTGGTGGGTACGTTTCCTCGATCGCATGGGCATCCCTCTCATGGTCGGCAAGTACGACACCTCCGACACAGGTAGCCGTGACATTCTCCGCCGAGCCTTTGCAGGTGCCACCAAGCTCTTTGGCCTGGTCATCAGCAAAGAGACCGACATCGACTTCCACGAGGTCAACACCACGGGCCACGGCGATGCGTTCAAGGCCATTCAGGAATTTGCCAATGGCGAGCTGTCCAAGCTCATCCTCGGCCAGACGATGACCGTCACAGCGCAGTCGGGCGGGCTGGGTGGCGCGCAAGCCAGCGTGCAAGAAAACGTGCAAGGCAGCATCGAGGCTTGGGACCTCACCGCCCTGGCTGAGAGCGTCAATCGTGACATCATCGGCTTCTTTCTGCGAATCAACGGATTCAACGGCCGCGCCGTCCTGCAGGTGGCGACCGACACCACCGCAGAGCTGAAAGCTCGGACAGAGTTTCTAGTCGCTGCTCACAACGCCGGCCTGGAACCGACGGACGAAGGAATCAAGGTGCTGAACAAGGCGAGCGGTCTGCCCGTCCAGCGCGCCGCTCAGCCGGCCCCAGTGCCAGCGCCGGCGCCCTCCGCTTTTTCCCGCCTGCAGGAACCCTCGGCCGCTGAGGTGCTCCGCCGCCTCGGCCTGCCCTCCGACGAGCAGCTCAACCGCATCGCGGCCGCCGGCGCTCCTGATCTGGCCGCGACCTTTATTGGACGCTACGCCCCGGTACGCGAGCTCATCGCCGCGAGCACCTCGGCCGCCGATTTGGAGCACCGCCTCCACGTCCATTTTGCCGACACCCCGGCCGCCTACCTGGCGCCCGTTTTGGAGGATGCTCTCACCGCCTTTGCCGCTACCGGCGCGGCCTCCGGTTTTCGGAAGCCATGACCCTTTTCGCCGATTCAGTCGTTTTTTCACCCCGACCCTTTTCGGGCGATTTTTTTTGGTGTATCAGGTGATTTTCGCTTTTTCGGCAGGCAGCAGCGGCATCATCTGCGTAGTTCGGGAGTCAGAGTGATCCTGGCTGCATG